GACACTGTTGCAAAAGAAGAACTTGGAGAAGCAAAGATTACGTTTGATGGTAATCTAAAAACATTATATACGACAAACTTTCAAAAATTTATAGATTATAACATTCATGACGTTCGACTTGTAATGAAGTTAGAAGAAAAGCTCAAGTTAATGGAAATGATTATGACCATTGCTTATGATAGTCTTGTAAACTTTATGGACGTGTTCAAGCAGGTTAGACTTTGGGATATCATAATCTTTAATCATATTAAAAAGATGAAAATGATTATTCCTCCAAGACAGGACGGAGATAAAGAGGCACAATATGAAGGTGCCGCCGTAAAGGAACCAATCATAGGTATGCACAAATGGATATCCTCGTTTGACGTAAACAGTCTATATCCGATGTTAATCGTTCAATACAACATATCACCAGAGAAGCTATTGACTAGTCATAAGATTGATGTGAAGATAGAAGATCTACTTTCTCGTTCGGTCGATTTGTCTTCACTGAAGAAAGACAATCTGGCGTTTACTGCAAACGGTCATTTCTTTTCCAGAAAGGGTCAAGGATTTCTTCCTGCAATAATAGAAAAACTATACACAGAAAGAAAAAAATACAAAAGCCAAATGATTGAGTGTAAGAATGAGTTACAAAAAATTAAACAAGAATTAAGACGCAGAGGTCTTGACGATTAGTTATTTTTGTAATATGATTTGAACTGTTGAATTTTTTATAGGAGATATCATGGTAAAACAAAAGGCTAAAACGAAAAATTTTAAAGATTTCCTATTTGTGTCAATAGATGAAATTTTTAATCTAGGAAAATCCGAACAGGCTATAGGTGATCTATTCCTGAACAAAATTATAAGCAATAGTAAAGGTAAGAATTTTGTTTGGCATAAAAATCAATTTGAATATGTTCTTTGGGGTGCTCGTGGTGAAGTTGCTGTCTTTTCTGTAGTCGGAGTCTTAGAAGAACGTGCAGCAAAACCAGTTAAGTCCGGCAAAGCGTCGAAAAAGATTGTATTGGAACCAGTAGTGCCAGTCGTATCAAAATCAAAAAAGAAAGAAGCTGATGTGGCACCGGCAAAGAAAAAGTCAACACCAAATCAAAAATCAGAAGTCGCTAAGCCAAAATCAAAAACTAAAAAGTAAGGAGAATGAAAATGAGTGATCAATTTTATGCATTAGTACAAATTTCTTTAAGTGAAATGGTAGTATTTGGGATGTCTGAAGATCCCAGAAAAGAACTATCAAAATTTTTGCTATCTGCTGCCACATCATCTGAGTCTGGAGAAATAGATCTGTCAGAGGCCACTTATTCACTTGCAGGAACTTGTGATGATAAACTACTATTCAAGGTTGACAAATTATCTAAAGTTGTTAGAGTACCTGAGAAGGTAGAATTACCTACTAAAATATTGGAAGATTTACCGGAACCAGCCAAGAAAGGATTCTTTAGCAAACTATTTAAGTAATATTCATGGATCTTTCTCAGTTATCAACCGAAGAGTTACTAGAAAAGAAAAAGACACTTGAAAAATTAGTGTCTAAGTATTCTAACACTCAGAACGGCAGAAAGGTAATGTTGAATTCGGCCTATGGCGCATTGGGTAATGTCTATTTCAGATATTTCGATGTGCGCCAAGCCGAAGCCGTTACACTATCTGGTCAATTAGCAATCAAGTGGATTCAGCAAGATTTAAATCAATATTTAAACAAACTACTAGGTACAGAGAATCAAGATTTTGTTATAGCCTCTGATACGGATTCGGTATATCTAAATCTAGAACAAGTTGTTTTAAAAACTTTAGCCGGTAAAGAACTTCCTGTGCAGAAGGTCATAGATTTTCTTGATGCATTTTGTGAACAAGGCTTGCAAAAAAAGATTGAACAATCATTCAAAAACTTGTATGACTATACAAATGGCTTTCTTCCTAGAATGGAAATGAAAAGAGAGACTTTGGCAGATCGTGGCATCTGGGTCGCCAAGAAAAGATATGTCGTCAATGCTATTGATGTTGAAGGCGTTCGTTATCAAGAGCCAGAGGTTAAAGCTACCGGCTTAGATGTTGTTAAAAGTTCTACACCATCGTTTGTTAAAGAATATTTGTACGAAGCACTTAGAATACTTTTGCAAGAAGATCAAAAAACTTTACAAGATTTCGTAAAAAACTTTAAAAAAATCTACAATGATGCTCAAGTAAATGACATTGCCTTTCCAAAGACTGTCAATGGATTAGACAAGTATTCTGATAGTAAAACCATATATGCAAAATCTTGTCCGATAAACACTAGAGCATCTTTATTATATAATCATTACATAAAAAAATTAGATCTGTCTGCCAAATATCAAAAGATTGAAGAAAAGGAAAAGATCAGATATGTCTATCTTAAAACGCCCAATCCAATAGGAGAAGATGTTATTGGCTTTATAGATCAATTACCTATTGAATTTAATCTTCACAAATATATTGACTATGACACACAATTTGATAAGATGTTCAGAAAACCTATAGAAGATATTGCAAACTGCATTGGTTGGTCATTAGAAAATAAGAAGAGTTTATTTTAGGATACTAATATGAGTGACATATTCAAAGAAATAATAAAATCACTTGATAATGAATATGCAAGTGTTGCAGAAGAAGGCACTTATGCGGACATACCTCAATTTATTGATACTGGCAGTTATGCATTAAACGCATTATTTTCTGGTGATATTTTTGGTGGATTTCCTTCAAACAAAATCAGCGCATTAGCTGGTGAAGAAGCTACTGGTAAAACTTACTTTATGCTTTCTATTGTCAAACATTTTCTTGATACTGATTCAAATGCAGTCGTCGTTGTGTTTGAAAGTGAAGGTGCGATCACAAAAGAATTATTAGTGAATCGGAACATAGATGCAAAAAGAGTTTTGATGGTTCCCGTAGAAACGATACAGCAATTTAAGTCACAGTGTTTGAGGTTAGTTGATAACTATCTTGAAGAAAAGAAGAAGGCGAAAAATGAAAATCGTAAGATGATGATATGTTTAGATAGTCTTGGTATGTTATCTACAAACAAAGAAGTTGCAGACACGGAAAGTGGAAGTGACAAGAAAGATATGACTAGACAATCTGAAATTAGAGCGGCATTTCGTGTGCTCACACTAAAACTTAGCAAAGCTGGCATACCTATGATTATGACCAATCATGTATATGAAAATGTTGGTCAAATGTATGGTCCTAAAAAATCTATTGGCGGTGGTGGCGGATTGAAATATGCAGCAAATAACATCATAATGTTATCCAAAAGTAAAGAAAAAGATAAAGATGGCAACTTGGTAGGCGTTTTGATCAAATGCACTGCCATGAAATCTCGATTGACCAAAGAAGGATCTGTAGCTCAAGTATTGTTAAACTTTCAGAGCGGCCTTGACAGATATTATGGATTAATTGACATTGCATTAGAAGCGGAGATTTTTACAAAGGTATCCACTAGAATACAAGTGCCTGGCGGTAAGAGTGTATTTGAAAAAGAAATCAGAGAAAATCCTAAACACTTTTTTACGGAAGAAGTCTTGCATAAAATCAATACTTATGTTAAAAATACCATGTTATATGGTGGCGTATCTACAGATATTTTCGTAGAAGATATTTTAAACGGTGAAGAAGGTTAATATGATTAAAAAATACCAAATAGTTGAACACAAAGCCAGAGGTATAAAAGTTTTTGTAATGGAAGGATATTGGTCTGGCATGTTTATTGTTTTTGATAATTTTAATGAGGTAAATGGAAAAGGAAAGTTTTCTTATGAAATAGCAGGAGTTCCAACTCACCTGATGCATCTATTGAAAGAGGATTTGACAGGACAGCAAGAAGAGTCTATGATGTTAATGATTAATGAAATTGCATCTGAGTTATTTCAAATTATAGGAAATCAATGTCAGACAAAATAGAGTCCCTTATATTGAAGGGCATGATACACGATGAAGATTATTGCAGAAAAGTATTTCCCTTTCTAAAGGAAGAATACTTTGATTCACCATCTGACAAGATCGTTTTTTCTTGCATCTATGATTTTATAGCAAAACATAATGCACTGCCTACCATAGAAGCAATATCAATATGTTCCGCCGATAAACAAGTTTCTTCTGAACTTTATCAAAACATTCAAGATACTATAAAAGAATTAAAAGAATACGATAAACCAAACCAAGAATGGTTTCTTGGCCAGACAGAAAAGTTTTGTAAAGATAAAGCTATAATAAATGCTTTCAGAAGTGGCATAGAAATAATTGACGGTAGAGATAAAAAAAGAAGTGTAGGTGTATTGCCCGATATGATGAAAGAGGCATTGGCCGTTTCTTTTAATACCTCTGTTGGTCATTCGTATGCAGAAGATTATGAGGATAGATTTAGTTACTATCACACAAAAGAAGAACAGTTGCCATTTGATATTAATATATTGAATAAAATTACTAATGGTGGTGTACCAAAGAAGACCTTGAATATCGTGGTCGCTGGTACAGGAATAGGAAAATCTACGTTCTTGTCTCACCTTGCTTGCTCATATTTTATGCAAGGATATAATGTTTTTTATGCGACATTTGAAATGTCAAAGGAGAAGACATCGGAACGTTTTGATGCAAATCTTCTCAACATACCGATACAAGATTTAAAGAACATACCAAAACCAGCATTTCTCAAGTCTTTAAACTCAATCATATCAAAGACTACTGGCAAACTTATAGTAGAAGAATATCCAACATCTACCGCTAGTGTGTTTCATGTGGCAAATACTCTGAATGAATTATCTCTCAAGAAGAATTTCAAACCAGATGTTATTATTCTGGATTACTTAAACATCATGGTAAGTGCCAGATTGAAGTCATCTAATAGTGTTTCTAATATGTACACTTACGTGAAGTATATCGCAGAAGAGGTTCGTGGTCTGAGTGTTATACACAAGGTACCAGTATGGACCGCAACGCAGCTAAACAGAAGCGGCTACAATGCATCCGATGTCGGATTAGAAAACACTTCAGAAAGTTTTGGTGTACCAGCAACCGCAGATTTAATGCTTGCTCTTATTTCTACTGATGAATTGGAAAAGCAGAATCAAATAATGATCAAGCAACTAAAAAATAGATACAACGAAGCTGCCAAAGATAGAAAAATACTATTAGGAATTGACAGACCTAAAATGAGATTTTATGAGCTTGAAGAATCTGCACAAAATGATATAATACAGAACGTAAGAGATTTTGATAATTCAAATCTTCCGGTGAAGGAAGCACCTTCTAAATTTTCTGGATTCAAATTTTGATTATGATACCTTTCCCTAATAAGAAGTATAATATAATTTATGCAGATCCGCCTTGGATGTATAAAGATAAAGCATTAGCAGGGAACAGAGGTGCGGGATGCAAATATAATTTAATGAATGACAAATCAATAGAAGAATTGCCAATATCTGAGATATGTGCTGATGATTGCATTCTTTTTATGTGGGTTACATATCCTAAGCTACAAGAAGGATTAAATGTAATTAAATCTTGGGGGTTTACATATAAAACTTGTGCATTCACTTGGGTCAAGACGAACAAAAAATCTCAAGATACAATTTTTATGGGTATGGGAAACTGGACCAGAAGCAATGCCGAATTGTGTCTACTAGGTTTACGTGGCAAGATCAAAAGAAAATCCGCTTCAATCAAACAAGTTGTTTTATCGCCAATAGAATCTCATAGCAAAAAAACCTGATATAATAAGAAAACATATAGTAGAATTAGTTGGTGATTTACCTAGAATAGAACTTTTTGCTAGACAAACGGAATCTGGATGGGATTCGTGGGGAGATCAATTATCGACACAGGAGTAGTTATGAGAAGAGTTTTAACCTTTGATGACGTAGCACTAGTTCCGCAATATAGTAATATAAGTAGCAGAACTGAACCAGATCTATCAACTTGGCTTGTTAAGGATACTAAAATTGGTATGCCATTATTGGCAGCTAATATGGATACTGTCATTTGTGATGCACTAGCTGATGTGCTCGTATCTAATCG